TTTAAGAAATGTTTCGGCACCTGATAGTGTTAATAGTAGGGCAGCGTCTATGGCAAGATTATTTTTTATGAACTTTAATAAAGAAAGATATCAAAATTTAAATAGTTCACAGATTAAAGGAGAAATAAATCAACAGTTAAATCAAAATACAGATTTGACTAAAATATACGATTCATATATAGAAATATTTAAAAATACTATTAATAGAGTTCAGTAATACTATTTCAAGATGAACGTATATTTATTAATAAAAGTACTACAATTATGAATATTAAAAATTTATTAGATAATTACTTAGGTAAAAATACAAGATTAAGTGAGGTGGATAAAGGTAACGGGTATAAAGAAGTTTGCGATTTAGATACTATGGAATGTTATACTGTAAAAGAAAGAGACGGTTTGATTGAAATAGTTGACAATAACAGAAGAGTTAATAAAACCTTAAAGGTTGAAACACCACACGGTATAAAAACATTATTAAATGATTAATTATCATGTCTATAGATAAAAAAATATTAGAGGAAATTGCTAGATATAAAAATATTAGTGATTATATAAAAGAACAAGAAGAAACATCAGAACTTCCAGATTTACCTGACGCTGGTACAGAAGGAGATATAGCACCTGCAGGAGATGAAGGAGGTACTGAAGAAATTCCTGAACCTGTAGATGTAGAATCTGACCCTGATGTTGAAGTTGTTGATGATGAGGGTGGAGATACTACAGGTGAAGTTGACACTACAGATACAGGTGATGTCGGTACTGAAGAATTAGACGTGACAGAATTGGTAACGACACAAAAAAATATATCAGACAAACAAGATGAATATATGGAAAATGTGTTTAGTAAATTAGATGATTTGACTAATAAATTAGGTGAGATGGATTCTATATTACAAAGGATAGATAGCCTTGAAACTAAAATAGAAAAATACAGAGAAAAAACACCCGAAGAAAAGCTACAGTTAAGAAGTTTAGATAGTTACCCATATAATCAAAAATTAACTGATTTTTTTATGGACAAACAAGATGATTTTGAAAAAACAGGTAAAAATGAATATGTTCTCACTTCTGACGAAGTTGAAAATTTTTCTGAAAGAGATATAAAAAAATCATTTGACAATCCTTTTGAGGACGAAAAAATGATGTAAATATTGTATATCGGAATATGAAATATAAAGACCGTCTTATGATGGTCTTTTTTTTTTTTTGTGGATTTGACTTAACGTTTTTCGTTGTTATATTTTACTTGAGTAACAGATAAAATTTAACAGATTAAAAAGAGAAAAATTATGGCAAATGCACTTGACGCGGTACTGGCACAGTACGAAAAGAACACCACATCTCGTGGTAACGGTGACGGAATGTCACAAGAAGAAAGGTTGAAGAAGTATTTCACGACTTATCTACCTAAAGGAACTAAATCAGGACAAGCACGTGTCCGTATTCTACCTACATCAGATGGTTCGTCACCATTTAAAGAGGTATGGTTTCACGAAGTACAAGTTGATGGAAAATGGGTTAAACTCTATGACCCAGGAAAAAATGACGGTGAACGCTCACCTTTGACCGAAGTATATGAAGAGTTGATGTCAACAGGTAAAGAGTCCGATAAAAAGTTGGCAATGCAATATCGTCCTCGTAAATTCTATATTGTAAAGGTTATTGACCGAGATAATGAGGATGATGGGGTTAAGTTTTGGCGATTTAAGGATAACTATAAACAAGAAGGTATCCTTGATAAAATCATTCCGATTTGGAGGGCAAAAGGTGATATCACCGACGCTAATGAAGGTCGTGACTTGATTATTGAGTTGGCAAAATCAAAGAGTAATTCAGGTATTGAGTACACTATTGTACAAACAATCATGTATGACGACCCATGTCCTTTGAGTGAAGATTCAGAACAAATGAAGGAGTGGATGGAAGATGAGATGACTTGGAGCGATGTATACGCTCAACGTCCTCCCGAATACTTGGAAGCGGTCGCTCGTGGTGAAACACCTGTATGGGACTCCGAACTTAAGAAGTTTGTATATGGTAATGACACTACAGAAACAATTGGAGGCTCTACCCCTAAACAGGAAACTGTTAAACAGGAGACAGAAGACCCCCAAGCAGATATGGAGGTTGACGAAGAACTTCCTTTCTAAAAACCAAAACCTACAGATGGAAGGGTGTGATTCCCTTCCATCTTTTTCATTACGAAAAACTCGTAACGTTTAATACGAAATATAATGGCAATTAAGAAAAAAGATTTTAAAGATATCAAGAAGAAGTTTTCTTCTTCGGCAAAATTCAAACCACAGAGGTTTTATGATTTGGGTAAACAATTTTTGGATGCGGTAGGAGTACCTGGTCCGGCTATGGGTCACATCAATATGTTCTTGGGTCACTCTGACACGGGTAAAACTACGGCTCTTGTTAAGGCTGCTGTTGATGCACAGAAGAAGGGTATCCTTCCTGTTTTTATTATTACCGAACAGAAGTGGTCTTTTGAACACGCAAAACTTATGGGTTTTGATTGTGAAGAGGTTGTCGATGAGGAAACGGGTGAACTCGATTGGGACGGGTTTTTCATTTTCAATAACAACTTTGAGTACATCGAACAGATTACCGACTTTATCAACGAGTTGTTGGATTCACAAGAAAAGGGTGAGTTGGAATATGACTTGTTGTTTTTGTGGGACTCTGTTGGTTCTGTACCTTGTAAGATGACTTATGAAGGTAAGGGTGGAAAACAACACAACGCTGCGGTTCTTGCCGATAAGATTGGTATGGGTATCAACCAACGAATTTCTGGTTCTCGTCGTTCTGACTCCAAGTTTGAAAACACTTTGGTTATCGTTAACCAACCGTGGGTTGAACTTCCTGACAATCCTTTTAGTCAACCGAAGATTAAGGCTAAGGGTGGAGAAGCCATTTGGTTAAACTCTTCTTTGGTCTTTTTGTTTGGCAATCAAAAGGGTGCGGGAACGAGCAAAATCACGGCAGTTAAGGACAAGAGAAAAGTTAAGTTTGCGACGAGAACAAAGATTTCAGTTCTTAAAAATCATATCAATGGATTGGGTTATGAGGATGGAAAGATTCTCGTCACCGCTCATGGATTCTTGGCAGGAAAAGATTCCGCTGAGGAGAAAAAATCTATTGAAGAGTACAAGTCAGAACAATCTGAATATTGGAAAGAAGTCATCGGCACGGGTGGTGATTTCAAGTTACAAGAAGAAAGTGAAACCTTTGATATCAATGCGTTGTGACAAAAACCTTATTAGTTGACGGAAACAACCTATTTAAGATAGGTTATCACGGGGTTCGTGAATATTACCATAAAGGTAACCATATTGGTGGTATCTACCATTTTGTGAATACCTTGCGGAAGTTTATTTCCGACTACAACTATGATAAGGTTATTGTTTTTTGGGATGGGGAGAACAATTCCATTCAGAGAAAAAAGATTTTCGCTGAATACAAAGAAAATAGAAGGTACAATAGGTTAAATGACATACAAAAACAATCTTATGATTGGCAGATTTCAAGAACCAAACAATACCTTGAGGAGATGTTTATTCGTCAGGTAGAGGTTGATGGTAATGAATGTGATGACCTCATCGCATATTATTGTCAGATATCTGAAGATGAAAACAAAACAATATTTTCTGCGGATAAAGACCTGACACAACTTATTTCCGAGAACGTTCAGGTCTTTTCTCCGTCCCAAAAACAAATGATTAAGTATGGTGACAAAGTTAAGTTGAAAGATATTTCAATTCCTCATCAAAATGTTGGTACCTTCAAAATTATATCTGGTGATAAGTCAGATAACATCGATGGTATATATTACTTTGGTGAGAAAACTTTTGTCAAACTTTTTCCTGAGATACTTGATTCGGAAGTTTCCGTTGACGATATTTTAACAAAAGGTGAAAAATTACACGAAAATGACAAAGACAATCGGGCGTTACAAAACTTGTTATCGGGAAAGACAAAGAGAGGGGTGTATGGAGAAGAGTTCTATGTTATCAACAAACAACTTGTCGACCTTTCAAACCCTTTGTTAACAGAAGAAGCAAAGGAACTCGTTCAACTTTATTATGAAGAGGATATAGACCCTGAAGGAAGGGGATATCAAAACCTTATGAGAATGATGATGGACGATGGATTATTCAAATATTTACCAAAATATGACAATGCGTGGGTCAATTTTCTCACCCCCTTTATGAAACTAACGAGAAAAGAAAAAAGAAGATTTAAAAAACCAAAAACTAATTAAAAACAAACAAAACATGAGTAAGGAAAAAAACGAAATCATGAAGATGGAATTTTTGTTGACGTTGAACGACAACATTATTGTTCAAAGGTATTTTAATGTTAAGGGGTATAACCCTGACGCAAAGTACAGTTACGAACTGTATCAGACGGTTAGTGATATCGAAACCACTATTCATAACTACTTGAAGATGAATACGGTGACGTATATGTTGGACAATCAGTTTCAGATTATGGTTGACCCTGCAATTATGGAAACATCCATGACAGATGACCCTGAAAATTTCAATATCTACATCAAATTGAATGACAATGTCATCATGCATCGTTCTTGGGATGGAAAAATTTACCCACCAAAAGTCCGATATACTGTCGATGTGAGACCCCATTTGAAGGGTATCCTCAAGTCACTAACAAATTTGTTCTCAACTGACAAATTGTCATACGAAATTTGCGAATATACTTTGGTTTGAGTATATTTATTTTTACAGATATTTTGAAAACTGATAACAATGTCGAGTCAAAAAAACTTCGGATACTTAGGAAATACATTTCAGATACAATTACTCAACAATATTGTTCTTTATAACAATTTTGCGGCTTCTATTGTTGATGTTATCGAGGCCAAGTATTTCGACAATCAGTATTTCAAGATTATCATGCAAATCATTAAGGAATACTATCAAAAATACGAGCACGTACCATCATATAACACCCTTGAACAACTTGTAAAATCCGAGGTGAGTTCACCTATGGCACAGAAGATGGTGTTGGATATGGTTGAACAAGTTAAGGAAGCGCCAATCGAGGGTGAGACCTTTGTTCAGGAGAAGGCTTTGAAGTTCTGTAAACAACAAGAACTTCAAAAAGTCATGGGTAAAGCACAAAAAATCATCGACAAAGGTGATTTTGAAAGCTATGACCACCTTGAGGAGATGGTTAGAGAAGCCCTTCAGGTTGGTGAGGTGGATGCTGGAACATCGGATGTTTTTTCAAATCTTGACAATGTCTTGGAAGAAGATTTTAGACATCCTATTCCTATGGGTATCGATGGTATTGACAACCTTTTGAAAGGAGGTATTGCCAAGGGGGAGATTGGTGTTATCCTCGCACCGACAGGTGTGGGTAAATCCACAATCTTAACAAAGATTACCAACCATGCATTCAACTTGGGGTACAATGTTCTTCAAATATTCTTTGAGGACAACCCCAAAATTATTCAAAGAAAACACTTCACTTTGTGGACGGGAATCGCTCCCGATTTGTTGTCGATGCATAAAGACAAAGTTTTGGAAAAGGTACAAGATATCAAAGAAAATGCTCCAAACAAACTTGTATTGAAAAAGTTACCATCTGACACATTGACAATGAATCAGATTAAGAATCAGATTCGTAAAATGATTGCTGAAGGTACAAAGATTGATATGGTTGCTTTGGATTATATCGATTGTGTTGTTCCTGACAAAAACTTGGGTGATGAATGGAAAAGTGAAGGTTCGGTAATGAGAGGTTTTGAAGCTATGTGTCATGAACTTAATTTGGTTGGATGGACGGCAACACAAGGTAACAGAAGTTCAATATCTTCTGATGTTGTCACCACAGACCAGATGGGGGGTTCAATCAAAAAGGCACAGGTTGGTCACGTCATTATATCTATTGCAAAATCTTTGCAACAAAAGGAGATGAACCTTGCAACCATTGCTATTACAAAATCTCGTATTGGTAAAGATGGTGTTGTTTTCGAAAATTGTAAGTTCGATAATGAGATGCTGGAGATAGATACTGAACAAAGTGTAACTTTCTTGGGTCTTGAAGAACAGAAAGAGGAAAGAAACAGAGAAAGGATTAAAGAACTTCTCGAAAAGAGAAAGCAAAAAGAATTAAATAAATAAAAAAAATCAAATTATTATGATTAGTACAGTTGAAATGACAGATAGAGATGTGCGTTATGTAATTAAACGAAGTGGTATCAAAGTACCTTTTGAAACTGAAAAGATTGAACTTGCGGTATTGAAAGCGATGAAAGCTATTGATATGATAGATGAAGAAATGGCTGAAAAAATTGCAAGGATTTCGACAAAAGCACTTTTCAGAAACAATAAAGACAGAATACCTCACGTCGATGAAATTCATGACATGGTTGAAAATAAACTCATGGACTATAATTTGAATGAAGTTGCCAAGGAATATATCATATACCGTTCCAAAAGTATGCCCAATATATTCTCAAAACGAATTAATCTTAAACCTTATGATTACCCTCAACTTAATGAATATGTTGATGCAATTAGACACTCTTATTGGGTTCATACCGAATTTAATTTCACTTCAGATATTCAAGATTATAAAGTTCATTTGAATGAAAAAGAAAAATCTGCGGTGGAACGTGCTATGTTGGCAATTTCACAAATAGAAGTTGCGGTGAAAACATTTTGGGGTGACATATATAAAAGAATGCCAAAACCTGAAATCGGTAATGTTGGTGCAACATTTGCCGAATCCGAAGTAAGACACGCCGATGCATATTCACACCTTATACAACTTTTGGGTTTGAACAGTGAGTTTGAAAATCTTTTGCAAGTACCATCTGTTCGTAAAAGAATTAAGTATTTGGAAAAGGCTATTACAACCGCACAAGCGGTAGATAACAAAGATTACTTTGAATCGGTAATACTATTCTCTATGTTTGTGGAAAACGTGTCTTTGTTCTCACAATTCTTGGTGATTATGTCATTCAACAAACATAAGAACATGTTGAAAGGAATTAGTAACGCTGTTGAAGCAACTTCAAAAGAAGAAAATATCCATGCAAACTTTGGTTTTGACTTGGTGAACCTTATTAAAAAGGAAAACCCTGACTGGTGGACTGAAGAGTTGGTTGAGGATTTGATTGATGAAACTCTTGAAGCTTGTGATGCTGAAATTGAAATTGTTAATTGGATTTTTGAAAAAGGAGATTTGGACTTTTTGACCAAAGAACAAACTATGGAGTTTATTAAACATAGATTTAACGTATCCTTGAATTCTATTGGTATTGATAGTATCTTTAAAGTTGATGAAAAACTTTTGGAAAGCACCGAGTGGTTCGACGATGAAATTCTAACAACAAAA